ATAACATAAACTTTTTCAAATGCCGCACTAAGTCTACGAAGACCAGCAAGACTGTATTTCATTGTTGATATGTTTAGACTTGACCTATTATGATGCCAGTCGCCTAAGAATATACAAGTTTCGCAATCTCTTTTCTTTGCGTCCTCGATAAACCAATCAACAAAATCTAAACAGTCTTCGTTGTGTTGTTTCGCATTGTTCTTCATACCCCAATGGATATCTGTAAAACATGCGGCTTTTTTGAATAGATTATTAGTCATTATCGGCATAAATCTCTTTAATGGTTTCTGTTGGAATAGCATCGTCTGTAATTTTTGTTTTGACGACTTTCTGCCAACGCTCCTGAGATTTCATTTCGTGTGCCAATTGTCTTGTCCAACTTGGCGCCTGTCCTGCTTTTTCTAGCAAGTCATCACGTATGCCTTGATTTTTCTTTTCTATGTTAAGAACACGAGTGAATGAATTGTTCACTACTGTTGTGTAGTAAGCAAATGGATTATCACTCTTGTCTTCGTTAAACTGTAATCCAATCTGTGCTAATTGTAGCAATGCTTGTCCACGCATCTCATCGATGTATGTGTATCCGCGCCAATTAGAACGCTGAGAGTATCTTTCTACCAGTTTGATATACATTGTCGCCAAAATAGCAGTAATCTTACCAGCACCTAAATCAAATTCTTTATCTTTGTTATAGTGTGAAATACCAACTTCGTTAAGTTTTCCGTCTACGAATGTATAATGCTTGAATGCTGGAAATGGTAGTTTTACTTTATGGTCAGCAACAGTTTTAGGATTTGCTTTTCTACCTGGTTCATCAGGTATATGGTCAAACCCCATTATACGAAACACAATTTCATCTTCAGTGAAAGAAGTAGTGTCAACTTCGAAGTCAACTTGTTTCTTCTTCTTGTCTTCGTTTGCATCCCAAGCCAATTTTTGTAAGCGTTTTGCTTTGTTTTGTCTTGCTTGTTCTACTGCATCTGCAATTTCTTCTGTTGAATATAAGATAATATCATGCTGGTGGTGTTTGTCTCTATATTCAAACCAAGAATAGTTTGACTTAGAAATATGTATTTGTTTCAACATATCCTTGTTGTTTAAATAGTTTTGTCGTCTTGCCATAGTGTATTTCTCCTAATTTAATACCAATTATAACACATATGGTTGACTCATGTCAAGTGCTAATGCATTATATATAGAAAAAATGCACAAATCCCAAAAGTTCGTAGATAATACAACGATAAATACTGTTATAATGAATTAGGAGTAAAGTTATGGCAACCCCATATTATACAAAACAACCAGTGTATCTTAAAGACCCGAGTGGTAGATTCTCTAATATTTTGAAAAGCACTGAACCATTAGTAGGTGCAGCCGCCAGACAAGCAATGACATCTCCCAGAAACCAAACAGTATTGAATTTTCCTTTTACTCCCACAATATCAGTAATTCAAAGTGCAAATTACAATCAATATGATTTTGACCATTCAAACTTTCAACAACGAACATTTGTTAGTCATGCGAATATGGATTTAAACGTCACTGCACCGATGCTTGTCAGAAGTGAACAAGAGGCAGAATATGTTTATAATGCGTCGGTATGGCTTAGAAGTACAATGAAAATGTCATGGAAAAATGATGATAATCCTGGTATGCCACCACCAATTTTGCGTTTCTATTCTCATGGAATATATGAGAATGTTCCATGTGTCGTTAGAGACTTTACTTGGAACTTAGATTCTGATATAGATTATGTTGAAACTGCGAATGGTATGAGAGTGCCAGTTATGAACACATTCGTTCTCTCATTATCTGTTACACATTCACCTAGAAGTATAAGAGAATTTAGTGTTAAAGACTATCTTGCAGGAAATTTAAAGGACCAAGGTTATGTATAAAGAAAACTCGCCATGGAATAAAACTTCAATAATCGATAACACGATATTGGATATAATAAACAAAAGAATTTTATTTGCTGACCCAAATGATAGGGTGTATGTTATACCACAAGAGTATGATGAACGACCTGATTTGTGTAGTTATGAAATGTATGCAACTTCAAAGTATTGGTGGATATTTGCCGCAAGAAACTCTAACGACATCGAAGACCCTATTAGAGACTTCTCAGCAGGAAAAACTATTAGAATACCAACAATAGAAAATATTGAGAATATGGTGTAATTAACATGAGTGGTTTAAAAAAGTTAGCAGAACAATATAACTATCTTTATAATGAATTAGATGAATTTGATTCTTACACTTATTCGTTGGAATGGTTTGTTGCCGACAAGAAAAGTACTAGACAGTTTCAAGTACAAGAGGCAAAATTAGCAAAGACTATTGCTAATAATGGTTGGCCGACACCTAAAGAAAACGTAATCACAATAGCAAAAACTGGATACACAACAGAATTCAATGTAACTGATTTAACAGTTGAGGCTGTTGGTGTTGGAAATTCTAATTATAGTAAAATAGCAGGTACAGCCACTAAACTAGAATTCACTTGTACACAAGTTGGAAATACTAGCCTAGCAGAAACTCTACAGACCGCGGTAGCATTATGTGGATATGTTTCTATATCAGATGCATCTTACTTTATGAAAATTAATTTTATAGGTCACACAAACGGTGTACCCAAAACTTTAAATCAGACAAAAGTTATCCCATTCAAAATCAGAGACTATCAAAATATAAACACATCCACAGATGTTAGAGGAACTACAACTGTTCTAAATGGTACAGTTCTTGCTGATACTGTTGTGATGAACGCAGATGTTTCACTGTCAGAATTTAAGTTTACCTACAATAGAGGTAGCACACTAGAGGAATGTTTGAATGGATTTATGGAGATGCTAAACACCGAAATACATGAAAATAATAACACACAATTAGGTTCTAATCTTAAACATTCTTACAAGTATACATTTTCAGAAAAGTTCAAACGTGAATTTGGCTCAGGAAGTATGGAAGGTATTGACAATAACGTACAAAAAGACATGACACCAAGGGGCACAAATGATGCAGTTGAAATAGGTACAGTTAAGTCAGGTCAGGCTATTTACTCTACGATAGAAGAAATATGTCACGTTTCTGAAAAACTTAGAAATGAAATGATAACAGATAACGCAGGATATACTAAAGTTCTGAATATTACTCCTTATATTGTATTAAAAGAAAATGGATTTAATCCAATAAAAGGTACACAATCATATGAGATAGAATATTTTATTGACTATACCCTTAGACTAGTTGAACAAAATATGCCAGATTATTTTACAAAGACAAAAAATAATGAGAAAAATACTAGAAAGATATTAGATGATGGACATGTTAACAAATATTATAATTTCTTATTCACTGGTAAAAATGACCAAATCATAGATTTTAATATCTCATTAGATTCAGAATTGATAAAAGTCTTTACATCTCCAAATGACGTATGGTCATACGAAGATTATAAGAAAAATAATGACACTAGTGTTTTTATAACAAAAGAACAAGAGGCTTTAATAGAGAAAGCACAAGCAGACTTTGAAGAATCAAGTAGAGTGTTCAGTGAAAAAGAAGTTAATTTTAATGCAATCAATACTCGAAATGAGGATTTCGTAGATGACTCTAAAACAAAAATCTTATCAGAGATAGCGAATTCGACAGACGAAATGTCAGCACAAGATGTTGAAGATAAATTCGGCGAGTATACATTAGAAGAAATTTTTAGAGAGTTTGGAATTAAAGAACCGCCTGCGTCAGAAGTTAGATTCACACCTCGTAGAAAAAATCCTCCAAAAAGTAGGATGATTGGAGATTTAGACGTACAGAAAATATGGGCTAACAAAAAAACACTCGACTTGGCAATTAAAAAAGCACGTGCGTTATTAGAAGAGGCTAAGACAAATAAAACTACATTAAACGATGCATTTATTGAACTTCAGGAAGATGTTTATGCCAATCAACTTACTCAATTTTCACCAGATACTCAAATAAATGCGAGTGATAAAGTTTTTAAAAGCATTAGAGATAAAAATCCTGATAGAAAAGAAATAATATTAGCAGAAGAATTAGGTGATAATTATATTACTACTACGACTGGCGAAGAATTTAAAAACATTCTTAAAGCACAGATGCAGAACCCTATAACATTTCAACGGCTGATACAAAAGAAAACAAAAGGCGGAATAACAACTCATACTGAGGCAGAACCAACTGACTTGGACCTTGCTAAAGAAAAGTACTACGAAACAAAAGCAGGTAGACTAAGTATGATTTTCGCCCAGATGACTATTAAGGGTGACCCTTATTGGTTAGAGGGACATATGCCGCCAAAAACAAAAGATAAGATATATAACAGCACTGGAAGAGACGAAGGTGCAATCGGATGGGCAGCCACAACATTTAATGGTTACCCTCATCTAGTTTTAGAATCTAATAAATCAAGTGGAGTAGACGAAAACGAAAATGTTAAAATAACTGGATTGGTAATGAGTCTTTATGCAGTTAGGTCTATAACAAGTTCTTTCAGCCAAGGAAACTTTACTCAAGTATTAGATATGGTTAAAAACTCATCAGCAGAGTTTTTTCCAAAAACTGACGTTGAAGTTGTTGAAGAATTAGGTGATGGAGATGGAGTATTAAATGTAGTAGCAAGTGGTGACGGACCAGCCGGCGGTGATAGAGTTGGCGGTGATGGAAATCTGACTGGAACTGGCACAACAAAAGTACCTCTTACTGCCGACCAGCAACTCGCAGTAGATATGGCATTATCAAATCATGTAGAAAAAAATGATGGATTTCCTCTCGGTGGTGCTTATGGACTAGGAGTCAATAAAACTCCAAGTGATAATACATTTATGAAGTCTGTGGGTGATGCGTTTACTAGTCTCGGCGAAACAGTTACTAATATATTTACTGAAGACCCAGAAGAAGTTGCGAAAGAAATGATTGAAAATTCTGATGAACAGATGGAAATACTTAATGATGTAAACAATCTACCAGTAGAAGTGAATCCATCACAAATATTAGGACAAGGAAATCCTGATAGCCAATTATTAGATAATACAAATCGTCAAAATCAAGCGTTATTTTATTTAGAAAATGTTAAAGATATGACAGCCGAATGTGCAGGTGGTAATGCGGCGGTATGTACTCAACTAGATAAAACTAAAGCAGATTTATTAAAAACACTTCCACTAGGATTAACAGAAGATGATGTTGGAAATCCAGCAACTATTACAGCAGTAGAAGATTATTTCAATGGAGTTATCGCTGACGGTGATACAAACGCAGACTTTAATCTTGGTTTGCATGAGATAGCGGCATATGAGTACGCCCTTGGTGGAAAAATGTCCATAACTGGAAAAGAAGACCAAGAGTTCCAGATTGACAGAATCGCAAAGAGATTCTATGGAGAAAGAAACGCAGAAATAATAGTAGAAGAATTACAAAATGAAGAAATTGGCGAGTTGTGGTCATCAGTAGGACACAATGCTTTGCTAAATGGCAAATCATCATTTGTTAATGCTGAAATGCCAGCAGTTTCTATTGGTGATACATCTGATAATTCTGACTTAATAAATGAATCTATAAATAAAGCACGTGTTTTCAATCCAGAGACAAGAAGACTTGAAATAGAAAAGATACAAACTGGAACTCTAACAGCGGCAGAAACACAAGATGTTAAGACATTGAATGACGAGATTAATAATGTGATTAATGAGTCTATAAAAACATATCCAGTAAGATGGCCGAGAGACTTCACAGGACAAGTTTTAGAAAGAAAACAAGAAGAGTGGTCTGAAAACAGTGCGACAGTCTTAGATGAAAAGATAAAAGAAGCAGGAATAACAGTATCTGAGGCCGAAAGAACAGAGATGCTCGGACATATGGCTACTAAGATTAGAAATGAGGGTAGATTATCGGTTCTATCAAAGGCTGAATTGTCAAAAGTAAATGATTATGCAAACGCAATCAACGTAGTTAATAAAAATTCTAAGACTGGTAATAGAGGAATAGTTACTGAGGCTGTTAAAACTAATGAAACACTTAGTGAGATAGAAGCATTAAAAGCCGAGCATACAACTCTTGTGGCAAACATGTATCCCAATTTGGATCCTGTCACACTTAAAGCAGACATGGACAGAAAAAGAGAATTAGAATTACAAATTGCTGAAAAAGATTTATTTTTACCACAAGAAACTGCCACGTATATAAGAACTATACCAGGTGAAGCAGGAACATATACACATGTGCCAATAATGTCACCTGTCAATGATGGTCTTACTTCAGCAGAACGTTCACTAGTGAAAGAGCAATCTACTGGTGATTTTATCCTTATTCCACCGTCAGATATCACAAGTGACCAGTTAGCAATGTATTCGGCTACTACAAATCAAGCAGAACAAATGAATCAAGCATATGTGATATATGATGCTATCACTAAAGGTGTACCACGTTTCACTGGCACAGACCAATTTGGCTCATATGAAGTAAATGATTATAACAATATTGCTGATATACAATATGTAGATGCGAATGGTGAGGTTAAGATTATTGAAGATGCTAGTAATGAATTTGGACTATATACAAATAGTTATGATGATATGTATCCTGGTGTTATTGCAAATCATACGACATTAATGAAAGATATCGCAAAATTATTTCCTGATTTGGAAGCAGATTTACCAACAATACCATCAACTACAACCAGTGGAACCCTAGGCGGAACATTGAAAGTAAATTTAAATTTACCTAGTTTTTATATAAAGAAGAATTAACATGGCAGATAATACATTAAAACAATCACAAGATGAACAATATGCTAAAATGGCAAACCCAATGGTTCCTAAGTTGGGCAATATATACAAAGCAATTACAGTCACAGAAACACCCTCTGGCGAATCACTAATTGACCCTATGGGACAAGGAAGAATTGCGGCATATATTCCAGCATTAGGAGAAAGTCCTGATAATCCAACGATATTCAAACTTGCAAGAAGTTCATCTATATTCAATGTTCCAGATAAAACGGGAATAACTGTACTTTGCTTTTTTGCAGATATTGATTCTACTAAAGACGCATATTGGTTTGCTATTGATGACCCAGTAGTAGATATAGTTGCTGGTGGTCCTTTAGGAAATCCACAAATTGATGGTAGTGGTATAGGCGAAGGTGCTTATGCGGATGTTTCTGTTATGAAAGATTTTACAGAAGTATCAGATACAGAAGTAGACGGTGCTGAACTTCCCAACTCAGCGTTCAATAAAATACTTGCTGACCAAGGCACGTTGTCCGATGAATATAGAGGACCAACAACAACAAGTTCTTACAGAGATGCGGCATATGAGACAGTGCAACATGCAAAAGTTATGGGTTTCAAAACATCTGGTGGTTCATCTGTTTCTATAGATGACGGAAGTATTGCAGATGACGGTACAATTCATGCAGAACAAATAAAGATAACAACATCTTCTGGTGCGGCAATCACATGTGATGGCGGCAACGACTTTATTTACATAGTGAATAGTACTGGTTCTGGATGGGTAGAAATCGGTTCTGGTGGTGAAGTCATGGTATATGCTGAAGGTTCTTTAAACATGAGAACTCAAAAAGATTTTAACTTACGAGCGGACAAAAATATAAACATGGAAGCCGGAGAAGATATAAACATTCGTAGTTTCCGTAATACTAAAATTAACACAGATAAAGAACTACATTTAAGAAGTACAGGAACACAGTTCTTACAAAGTGAAGCAGGAATGAATATTAATGTTGGTGTTAATTGTGTTGTATCGACTTATGGAGTATTACATCTAAACGGACCATTAGCACCAGAATCAGAACTTATCTTAACTAGTGATATGCCAGATATAGAAGACTTAGAAACAACAGAACTTAAAAAAACAATTGTATCTGAACTGCCAACACATGAACCATTTATTAGACCACATGCCAAAGACTCAGACACAAGTAATTTTGCAAAATTAATGGCTAGTGATGATGGCTTAGATAAATCAGGATTAAAAAAATGATATACGATAAACGTCCCGGCTCATTACTAAATTACATACAAATGCCATTAAATGTCATAACAGATAATGGTACTTTCTTAGGAACGGGATACCATGAGAATGGTAATCCAACTTATATACTATCACACATAAGGGTACAAGTTAGTAATGTTAAGGATTTAACTTTTTCACCTGTGAGTAAAAATGCTATCATACTTGATAACAAACCATCACTCACTGTTAAAGATAATGTGGTTGGATATAATTATAAAATCTCAGATACTGAAGTTGATTATGGATATATCACTGTTGCTTCTACCCGTGTAGATATTTCTGTTGGTAAAATAACAAAAGGTATGGCAGAGTTTATCTTAGAAAAACAATTAAGAAACATAGGTAATGTATTAGAGAAATTTATTACAGTAAAGATTGCACAACCACAATATGATGCGTTACTATATCACTTTTTTTATGAAGGTGTTGATACCATAAAAGATAGTCCAATTATAAAACTTATAAATGAAAAAGATTGGTACTCAATCACAGATGAAATTCAAAGCAACATAAAGAATAATGGCAAAGTAGATACTAAACTAGCACAAAGAAAAATGAAAACTTCAAAAATGTTTAGTAACGTTCCTGGATTCTAACGCTTATCTATAACTTTATCTGCTAGTCCAAAAGCAACAGTTTCTTCAGCAGACATAAAGTTGTCTCGCTCCATCGCTTCGGTCAAATCTTCGAATGTCTTTCCAGCAGTATTATGTGAAACATATATTCCAGTTAGTCTTTCTTTCATTTTAAGAATTTCTTTGACTTGAATTTCCATGTCTGTTGCTTGTCCACCTGCACCACCACTTGGTTGGTGAATCATTGTACGACTATTTGGCAATACATATCTTTTGTCTTTAGCACCTGCTTGAGCAAGTAATGAACCCATAGAACATGCTTGCCCCATCACCGTAGTTGATACTGGAGATGAAATAAACTGCATAGTATCGTATATTGCCATACCAGAAGTCACTGCTCCACCCGGAGAATTTATGTAAAAATGAATATCTTTTTCTGAATTCTCTGCTTCTAAGAACAATAACTGGGCACAAATCAAATCTGCTTGGTAATCATTCACTTCACTAGTCAGAAATATAACTCTTTCTTTTAATAAACGAGAGAAAATATCGTAACTACGTTCTCCGTTTGCTGACTGGTCAACGACCATTGGTACTAAATTTGGCATTATTTTATCCTTAGTTGTGTTTAATAATATTATTTAGTACTATAATAACAGAATTGAACCTATTTGTCAATCTAAAACTACGAATATTATGTGGAGATAAATACATGTAACATAAACTACAGAGAAAAAAAGAGTTATGGCGTTATACAGCGGTTTCAGTACCAAAAACAAAAAGGCGATAAACCACGAGTTACAAGATAAAGACTTAGTGATTGAAGACCTGATGAACCAAATAATGACCCGAAAGGGAGAACGTGTCATGTTGCCTAATTATGGGTCAATTATACATGAAATGACGTTTGAGCCATTGACTGATTTAACAACTGAATTAATTGAAGAAGACTTAACCAATATTATAAATGATGACCCGAGATGCAAATTTGTTAGTATACAAGTAGCAGACTCTGACCATACAATAAATGCTATTTTGAAAATTGAAATTCTGCCGTTCAACGAGCCAGTAGAATTAAATATAGATTTAGACAGAGAATAACAGAGAGAACGATATGAGCCAAGAACGTACAGACAATCTATTCGCAAGTGAAAGTTGGACAGCGGTATATACTGCCTATTCAAACATCAGTCTTAAAGCATATGACTTTGACACCATTAGAACTGCATTACTAGATTACACAGCACAAACTTATCCTGACAAATTTAATGATTTCGTAGCAAGTTCTGAATTTATTGCAATATTAGACTTAGTTGCATATCTAGGACATAGTCTATCATTTAGACTAGACATGAACACTAGAGAAAACTTCATGGACACAGCAGAACGTAGAGCAAGTGTTCTTCAGATGGCTAAATCTCTAGGTTATAATAAAACTAGACCAATCAACGCAAAAGGTTTTATGAAAATCTCCAGCGTTTCAACTACTGAAGCAGTTAAAGATAATGAAGGTGTCTCTCTCGCCGGCAAAACTATTAACTGGAATGACAGTAACAATGCAGACTGGTATGAAAACTTTATTAGTATTCTAAACTCTTCATTCGCTGGTAATACAAAAATTCAAAATCCATCTTCAGAATTAACAATCGCAGATGTAGAACATGCGTTGTATGAAATAAATGAAGACACATTATCAAAGAATATAAATTATTCTTTCGGAGCAAACATCTCAGGTGCGAATAGAAACTTTGAGGCAGTTCGTGTTATTGCTGACAAACTTACATCAACAATTTATGAAGACGAACCAAACGCTAATAAAAACTTTACAATCATAAACAGAAATGACAATCTAGGTTCTTCAAGTGACAGAACTGGTTTCTTTGTTTACGCTAGTGCAGGAACATTACAATTGCAAGATAACAATTATAATACTGTAATTTCTAACAGAATAGCGAAAGTTGAAGACATTGATATATCACATACAGATGTTTGGGTACAAAAAATAAATTCTCAAAAACAGTATGTCTCTAGTGTTACTAAAGTAGACAACAACACACGTGAAACTGCAATTTACAATGCATTAAGAAGTGGCACAGGCGATATAGTAAGTGTCACTACATTAGACAATAACTCAATTCAACTTACTTATCCTGATGGGATATTTGGAAACGCCGCATCAGGTGGATACAGAACTTGGTATAGAAAAGTAGATAATGATGACTTCTCTGTAAATGCAAGTGATATTACAAATTCAACAATAACAATTCCATACGTTGCTACTGATAATAGAGTTTATAGATTAACATTTACACTAACAAGTACTAGAGACTTTACTGAAAACTACTCTGGTGAAACATACGCAAGTGTACGTAGAATTGCACCAAGAAGTTATTACTCACAAGATAGAATGGTAAACGCACAAGATTATAATGTTTACCCGTTAACACTTGGTACTAATGTTGTCAGAAAATTAAAATCAGTTAATACATCATTCGCAGGAAACTCTCGTTTCTTTGAGATGGATGACGTATTAGGTCATCACTCTAATCTAAGTGTAACAGGTTCAGACGGTACATTGTTTGTAGAAGATGAAACAATAAAAATGCCATTGAGATATAATAAGACACAAGGCAATAGTGACAACTTCATTAGAAATGAACTTACAAAAGCAATCAAACATCCAAGTCTTTTAAATTATTTCTTCTATCAGAACAAAGATAATGTAGCAGTAAACGTTGCGATTGCATTATCATACTCGGTTTCTACTAGTGATACAATGATGATTAACACCAACATACCTTCATCTACAGCGACAATATATGAAGGAGATATGTTTGAATTACAAGTTGGCACAAATATGACTTGGGCAAAAGTTATCACTTGTTCTGCCGCTTTATCTGACGGTTCAAAGAACTACACATTAAACAAAGCAATACCAGATAATGGTACAGTAGTACGTGCAGTTAGAGGTCTAAGAACAAGATTTACTGATGCTGAAATCACAGACATAAAAACAAAAATTGACAGTGCTACAGAATCTACCTTTACTATAAAATATAGTTTAATCACAAGTACAGCAAGTCAATGGCAATGGCAAGTTCACACAGGTTCTACTCCATCCGATGCTCATGTTGTATTCAACTATACTTCTGGTATTAGAGATAACGAATCTGAATATGTAGCAGAAATTGTAGGTAAAAAAGTTGCATTTGAAAGTAGAGACCAAGTTAAGTTTTTCTACGGAAACACAACAAAAGTTATTGACAACGAAACGAAACTATCAACAAGAGACAAAATACTTCTTAACTACAAAACTTCTAGTAGTGATACAAACTTTAATGCATCACAAGATAGTCCTAGTGTTACTATTGGACAAGGTAAAGTAAAAAATCCAGTTGCATACAACACAGTTGGAGCAGAGTTTGATGCAGACTTCTTACACACTGGCGCAAGAGAAACGTATACATTTGTAGATACACAAGATGCGATATCAGGAGTAACTTATGAACATTTTCTTATCTCAGAAGATGGATTAGATTATAAATTAGATTCTTCAGACATAGTTGCACCTACTAGTGCTTCTGGTAATAAAATTGGTGATGCTACTGATTTAGGAGATGGAATAGATAAACTTAAAATACAAATTGATAATCTGGCTACTGTAGTTTCACTTGGTACATTAGTTGGTGCAAATAATACTACAACAGCAACTTCAGAAGAAAACTTATCAAATGTTAATCTTGTTATAAACTACGACGGTACTGAAGACGATTCAAATGCAGAAAGTAGTTTTACTACTATATCTACTAATGACTTGACCACTAAAGGGTTCAAAGGCGATACATCACAATCTACTCTATTAACTTATTTTGCTACTGCTACTTCTACTAGCAACTTCGTTTTCAGAGATGTAGGTGATGGAATAGAACAAAACGAAATAGTTACAACTTACGATTCTAATACTGATACATATAAATTTGTATTACCATTCCAACATGCAGACACAGATGCTTCTACATCTGGAAACCAAAACGTTTTAAACATCACACCAGCAGATGCTGATATTAAATTTAAACAGACTGCATATGGTGAATTCACTATCGCAAGTTCAACACCACTTACATCTAGTAATGTTGTTCTTAGAACAGATAGTGGCACATACATTGATACTGACCACGTAACTATTACAAACACATCGGGAATTAATTATAAGATTGTGTTCTGGACATATCCAGTCTCAGTAAATGATTTGATTGATGTGAATATAGGCACAGGAGCAACATTGGCAGACCTTACAAATTCATCGGTCAGAGTTAAAGCATCTTTTGCCTTGGCAAGAGTTGGTGTAACAACTACATCGGTATATCAATCAGTTGCATCATATGTGTATGATGACTATTTGACAGATGCTGGATATAAAGATAGTACAAAAGTTAAATTGAATGCAGGAAGTGTAGATGACCATCCGTTTGCTTTACTTGATGTTACGTCAGGCGCAACAATAGTAATGGAAAACTATACAAAAGATAATATTGAATATCAGAGAACATCAAAATATGCAGTGGCAGCCGCACAGATAAGTGATGGTATTCCAGATAATTCAATGCCTTCAACTGCTACATTATGGTTCAACACAACTACAAGCACTTGGTATAAACGTATCGCAGGTTCATGGAATACTAACTTTCCAAAAGTGCCAGCGGCAAACAATGTAATATCACACGGAACAGTAACATACACACCAACAGAAGGTGTAACATTTGTTGAAGATGCGTTTACAAGTTTCAGATGGGACCACTATGCAGACCTAGATAAGAGAATTGACCCTAGTACAAGTAATATTATAGATATGTATGTGTTGGGTTCAGACTATGTAAGAAACGTAGAGAAGTGGTCAGCAAATGGATTTAAAACAGCAACGCCAATCGCACCAAATAATTATGAGTTATCAAAATTAATGAACACTATTGAGCCTAAGGCAGCCATCGGTGACCATATTGCTTATATTCCAGTAGAGTTTAAATATCTATTCGGTTCGTATGCAAAAAATGAAAACCAAGCAACGTTTAAGGTCATTAAGAAGTTGGGAGTAGGATATACTGACAGTGAAATCAAAACAGCAGTGTCTAATAAAGTAAATGAATACTTCTCAATTGATAACTGGGACTTTGGTGCTACATTCTATTTCTCAGAACTAGCGGCGTATCTACATAAAGAATTAGCAGATTATATTTCGAGTGTAGTAATTACTCCTAAATATTCTACAAATGAATTTACAAGTTTACTTAGTATCTCGTGTTCATTAAATGAAATATTTATGGCAGTCACTACATCTAATGATGTAAAAATAATCAAACAATTATCACAATCTGAATTAGTAGGCGAATAACATGGCAAAGAAGATTTATGACTTTTTACCAGGACATCTAAAAAACCGTGAGTTAGAATCGATTTTCGAAACGACACTTAACCGTGCTTTCTCTGTCGGTGAGATGGAGAAAACAAAAGCATTTGTAGGTAGAAAAGAAAAGGGAATATTTAAGAGTGATGACATTTATCTATCTTTCCCACCAACATCATATGCAAGAGATAATTACGGATTAGAACCAACATTTACGAATACAACTACAACTGATAATGTTTACTATGATGACTTACTGAATGCATTGTATAATAAAGGTGCGTTAACAAACGACCACAGAAGATTATTCAATAGCAAATCTACATTAAGCACAGTTGCACTACCTATAGATTTAGATAAGTTTATAAACTATAGTATGTATTATTGGGTTTCGCCAAACTTTCATGCTCACATTACGGGTTCAGTAAATAAGCATTATGTCACAATCAATAGAACTACAACACCAACAAACTGGTGGTCAAAAAACAACTATTGGTATCACTATGATGACATCAAGGACTTTATATTTGATAGCAACTCTGATGAAATAGCACAAGCAACAAGACCAATTATTGAATTTGATGAAGACCTAGAATTAAGTAATGAAAGTGCCGCAGTATCATTGACACAAACAGTATCTGCAATTGCTGGTGCTTTTGTAGTAGGTTCTACATATACCATTGCTTCCGTAGGAACGACAGACTTCACATCAATCGGTGCATCAGATAATGAGATTGGCACAACATTCACTGCAACAGACGTGGGTTCTGGCACAGGTTCAGCATCTTGGCAATACATACCAAGTTTCAAAGCATACAATTCTTCTAATGTATATACCAATGATATAAAAATATTTCACTATGTAGTTAGTGAAAATTATACGTTAGACAAACAATTAGGATTTAAGCCAAAACTAAAAGCCGGCGATTTTCAAAGTGAATATGTGTTCAATATTGATTTGACAAATGACTTGACATACAAGTTGAAAAATGACTACAAGTCTCTGACACTCAAAACTGATTTTGATTATAGAAACTTAAGACAAGAAATCGGCGACAAAGTAGATGCTACAAGTATCGAATTACTTCAGGCTCCTAAAAGTATTAATGCAATAGACTTATATATAGACGGACAAAAACAAATAGGAAACTATTCATACTCTAGTTCTGATAAGAAAATTACACTAACTTCACCAATTACTGGAAACATATATGTTGATTATTGTACAAATACTCCAGTTGTATTTGACGGCGATGGTGTATTCCAAAGAATTAATCCTGCATTAGAATATAACGTTGATAATAAATCATATTCAAATTCAGAGATGACATTCTCTTTAGTTTATGAACACTTTGTTCGTATAATTGAGACAGCGCCTGGATTGACTGGTAGCCCAGACGCAGGAAATAACTATAGAAAAATAGGTAATAATTCAGATAAACTAAGACATGCAAGTCAAGGTAGTGTTCTAGTTACGAACAGTGTAGATATTAAAGAGGCATACTTTGCATTGACTAGAGAAGACTATAACCCTATCAAAGCAACAGAGTTCTTATCTAACTCTTATAACGGTTACAAAAACAAGTTTCTAACTACAATTATTGAAACCCTATCTGATAGTGCAAGTGATACAAAAAGTGATTTACTTATCTTAGAAGAAGCAATCAACACAATATCT